ATGAAAACACTTCAAAAATTAGCACAAAAAATACTGAAGTATAAAACTACTTCAGTAAGTACAGTTTTCGTGGATAAAATAATTATTCAAGAATGGTTATTGTTCGGAAGCTTTAAGATAGGCAGGACAAATAAAAGAGTTTAATTATGAAAAATTCCATTGATCTGCGTCAGCAGTTATTGCAAACTCTGGTAGCTCGTAAGCCAGTAGCTTTAGAAGGGCTTCATAAATCCTCGCAATTTGTGAAATCTTATTCTTTCCCACCGAAAGCATCAAAATACACCGACAAGACCATCGTCTGTAATCCATTGCTTCAGCATCGTCGGATGGAGGATAATAAGTAACAGAGCATTCAGAGCGACCATACGCTATCGGAAATGAATGGAGGTATATTAAATGCTGATCGACTGCTGATCTAAACTCCTCTTCGGAAGTAATATTTTCAGGCGCAAAAATATCCGCCACGAAAGTATATAAAGGAACCATAAACTATATTTTTTGTTGATGCTCAAATATAGTAAAAATCCCACCACGGCAAAGCGTGGTTTCGACACCACGGTGGGAACAATTGTATAGCAATTTTTAAATAAGATTATGAATTTTACATCGACAGACTTATATATAAGACAAACAAACGGGAGTGAGAGCCTTTGGCTTTCTGAACGTATTGTTATCGATGTATGTGGTCTTTCAGATGGACATTTACGAAAAGAACGTAGTTCATATAAAAAAACAGTACGTGCTTGCGACCTTGCAAAAGCAAAAGACTTTATGCCGGATTCCGGCAAGTCTTGGAGGTGGGGAAAATTATCAGGACAGTTTTATTACTGTTTGAGTAACATCCCTAATAAGGCTCCTAAAAATTACAGATCAATGTTTGGCGATTCTATAGCCTTACTTGACCAGTTTAAAACAGCGTGTAAATCTAAAGAAGCTACAAGCTTGGAAACACGTTTTAAACAGCATTTAAAAACGGCTTCAAAAAATTACTCAGAGTTTTACTCAGATGTAAATAATGAAGCTCAGAGAATAGCCCTATCTAAAGCTTGTGCCGTTTTAGATTTTATCCTGGATGTAAGAGAAGATTACCCAGGAACGGCAAATAAACTGTATAAGGATTTAAGTCCGATTTTATCAGATTTAGATTTACAGTATATACCGCACAATTATCTGAAGCTTAAAGAAAAAATTACAATTCTTGAAACTACTGATAAGGCGATTGTAGATATCATTCACTTGCCGAGAACAGGGAATAATAACGCAGAAATGTACAATGATCCGGAAGTTTTCAGTTGGGTTATGCAGCTTCGTTCAATGCCACAAAACTATTCTAACGAATTTATTATTAGAAAGGTGTTGGATTTTTGCGAAATGACGGTGAAAAAAGCACCTTCAAGACGTTGGTTTGGTCAAACCATATTAGAGCAGCCAAAAACTCAATTCTTAACTGGAATTAAGCGTTATGGCGCAAGTAGCAGAAAATCGCACATCCATAAATCTTATATTCCGTTTGAATCGGCTCTTTTTGCCGGAGATTGTTGGGAAATGGATGCAACCCGTATTAATATGGTTGCTCACACTGCTGAAGATGGAAAGGAAAGATTTTTAAACATTGTTGCTGTGCGTGATGTTCACTCCGGAGACGTTTTAGGATACTCTTTCGATTACTCTGAAAACCATGTGGTTTACTTGGAGGCGATGAAAATGGCGGTACAGAACGCAGGTTATTTGCCGAATGAATGGGTAACCGACCGTTTCCCAGGACACAACACTCCGCAAATGATTGATTTATTTGAAAGAATGGAATCATTAGGTGTAAATGTTACTTTCTCTTCCAATGCAAACCAAAAGGCGAAAATTGAAAGATGGTTCAGAACCCTACAGTCTGTTTTCTTAATGGATTCAAAGTATTTCTATGGTGAAGGTATTCAGTCGAGAGCTGCTTACGCTCACAGATCAGCGGAGTATTTGAAAAGGATTAAAAAAGAAGCTAAAAAAACGGGTTGGGACATGCAAAAGAATATCGAAGAAGCTTCGCTCCATGTTGAGAAATATAGAAATACAGCTTTTTCAAAATACTCAAGAAAGCACAAAAACATTCATCAAAGCCCTTCGGAGTTACACGAATATAGCGAAAAACCGCACGTTACTGATGTTTCGGAAGCAACAATATCAATGTTGTTCGGACTGAAAAAAGAAATTACACTTAGACACGACGGTCAATTTAAGACCGAATTTGTAGGAGTAGAATTTGATTATATGGTGAGTCCTGTTTACTACGATATCATTTCTAATTATTTCAATAAAAAAGTTGTTGTAACCTATGATTTAAGTGATTTATCAGCTGTCTTTCTATGGGAAAAGAACGGGAATCTACTTAAATCTTTATGTGAAGCTGAATTCTTTGCAAAGGTTACAAACAAAGGCAAAAATCCGGAACTCGGAAAGATTAGTCAGGCTAAAGCGAGAGCAAAAGCAATATCAGAGCTTAAAGAAAAAGAATTAGCGTCAATGATAGGTGAAGATTCAGCAATGATGGGAATGTACACTGAAAAGGCAGCGATAAGCCTTTATGAAGATAATTATCTAAATGAAAATCAAACAAGCGTACCTCTTAAAAAAGCTTCAGGAGACGGCATATCTCCTGAATCTTTAGAAGACGCAATATTAAATAACACGTCTTTTAATTACTAATTATGACAAATTTACAAAAATCAGCAATACTTATTGCAATAGATACAGAAAAAGAAAGGCTTGGTAGCTACGGACAAGTAGCCACGAAAGCCGACGTTTCACCAGCTACAATTTCTCAGATGCGAAATAACAATTGGGATTTGATAAAGGATGAAATGTGGTTAAAAGTTGGTAAAGCTTTAGGCTATAATGACAGTGAGTGGCAAATAGCAGAAACTATCAACTATAAAAAAGTTTCAAAAATCTGTACAGATGCTAAAAATTACAACCTGTTTATGATTATCACAGACAAGGCTGGAATAGGTAAAAGCGCACCTTTAAAATCATTTGCTCAAAGCAATATTGATACTGGAGTTTTCTATATCCGTTGTCGTGAATGGGCAAAGCGTGAATTTCTTACGGAATTATGCACAATGCTCGGAATAGATATCGGGAAAACGTATCTGCACATCGATAAATTAGGGATGAAAGTAGTTGATTTTTTCAGAAAAAGAGCAGGAATCAAACCTTTATTAATCATTGATGAAGCCGACAAACTTAAAGATTCTGCGCTTCGTTGGTTCATTCACCTTTACAATGAGACGGAAGACGAAATGAGTCTCGTTATTGCCGGAACTCCACACCTTGAGCATAGAATTTCAAGAGGTGTAAAACTTAAAAAATTAGGTTTTGACGAGTTAGAAAGTCGTTTTGGACGTGCTTACATCAATTTAATCGGTGCGACAATCGATTGTGTGAGAAAAATATGTACAGCTAACGGAATAGCCGATTCTCAAACGCAGAAAAGAATCTTTGATGAGCTAAAACCTGTTTACAAAGAAATTCAAGTTTCTCCAGGTCAGGTTCAAAATGTAAAGGTTGTAGACGACTTGAGAAGATTAAAAAGAACGGTTATCAGAGAAAAAATTAACATTCAAAATACATATTAATATGATCGCACAATTATTAGAATCAGGAGTTTGCTTTGCTGTGGTTCAAAGCTACTCATACTTAACAAAAGCCAAAATATTTGAAAATCAGGAGTGGGAAATTATCGCTTTAGAGAGTGATAGAGAAAGATTAAGAGGCTTAGGATTTTTCAGAAATAACAGTTTTTATACACCTGAATCGCAAAAAAACCCTGAAGGGCTTCTTTCTAAAGTTATGAAACAGGACGATATAAGAGAGTTTAAAGGTAAAATCCCTGATTATTTTGATAAAGTAAGGGAAACTCGAGACGGTAAAGTTTGGGAATTAAAAAACTACTCCTTTAAACGTCGTTTAAAAGCTGCTTAAATGGATTTAACAAAAGTAGACTTGAAAGAATTAATCCGGAGGCAGAAAATTGTAGAATGGCAGGTTTTAATAGCCAAAGAACTTCCAACTCTCCGGAACCGGGAACAAAGATTAAAAGATTTAACAACAGAAATAAATAAAAGACAAACGATATGACAACAATAGACATCAAAGCATTAAGCCCTGAGCAAATCAAAGAATTATTGAATCAGGCATCACCGGAAGATTTAAAAAACACTCTTCAAGAAAAAGAAAAGAACAAAGAAGAAGATCGAAAAGCTTACAAGGATTTGGTCAATACAGCAGTTCCGAGCTTAGTAGGTACTCTCTTAGGTTTATCTCAGGATTTATCAATTCTCAAAGTAACCATTTTTGAAGGCTTGAAAACGCTTTTAGACCTAAAACAAGATGCTTATCAAGTTAAGCAAGGGCAACAATCTCATTCTTTTACAGATGACCAAGGAAACGGTATTTCTTACGGTTTTAGAGTAATCGACGGATGGGATGACACTGTTAATGCCGGAATCGACAAAATTAAAGAAGTTGTTGAAAGTATGGCTAAGGACGAAAATTCCGCAAAATTGGTATCTGTAATCAATAAACTTTTGAAAAAAGATGCTAAAGGAAATTTGAAATCATCAAGAGTTTTGGAATTGCGACAGCTTGCGGTTGAATTAAACGATGAAAAATTTAACGATGCTGTTAAAATCATTCAGGATTCTTTTAAGCCTGTTAGATCAGCATTTTTCATCGAGGCATACACAACTAATCCACAAGGAAAAAAAGTTTACATCCCTCTTTCAATCACATCGGTAGATTTTCCTGAAGGAACAGTAATCGAGGATTTATTTCCAATTGAAACTGAGCCTGAAAAAGTCTCAGAGTAGCTAAAAAACACATCCCAAACGGTTTTTTTGGAGCGGTTCGATTCCGCTCCTGGGAACAAAGAAAATTTTTATAATGAAAAAATTCAAAAAGCGAATAAACATTGACAATGCAACTTCTTTCAAGTTGGAATATTTAGAGGGTAAGGATAAAATAACTAAAGAATTTACCACTCATAAGTTATTGGAGCAATTTCACGGTAGGCAAAAGGATTTTACATATTTAGATCTTCATAGATATGCTTTTGTAGACGGTAAATGGCATCGATTTATAAAGCTGAGATCACCTTACGTTTTTGAACAGGAAATTGGTTTTATAAATAAAATTTTCAATGAAAATGTTGAAGTTGAAAATCTTCAAAATTCAGAAAATGAAGAAAATAATCATCAAGCTATATTGAACACTCCGAGAGATTTAAGAAATAGACCTGATACAGTTGTTTATGATGATTTAGATTAAAGGTATGCTAAAAAAAAGAAAATCTCCGCTTTCGGAACTATTCCCTGAGCGTGAAGGAATAAGGCTAAAGCCTATTTCTAATAAGCAAGAAATTAACACACTTAAAACCCTAAAAAATAGATTAAAAAATGGCAACAATTAACAACAAAATTCAAAACGTAATTAAAGCGAAAATCCAAGATGCTGCGGAAGCTCATGCAATAATTGAACTTGGAGAATCGCAGTTTAAAAGCAATAAAGATGCAAGAAAATCAATCCAAGAAGATTTTATCAGCGGAGCAAATTGGATGCTTCATTACAACAATGACTATTCAAAAGAGAACAAAACCGAAAATTTGGAAGAATTGACAACCAAAAATTTAGAATTGGTTTCAAACTTTGCATCACATTACTATGCTGAAACAGGAAAATATATTGAAGAATCAGCAATTCTTTCCTTTTTCAACGCCTAATCCCAAACGGTTTTTTGGAGTGGTTCGATTCCACTCCTGGGAACAAACAAACCTTTAAAATTAATAAAAATGGGTGTAGACTACACAGCAAGTTGCGGAATCGGATTTCAATTAAGACAACCGCAAAGCAACGAAAAATTTGAAAGTGAATACGATGGAGATTTTGAAAATTTCTTTTATGGAGAAATTTCAAACCTAATCGATGACAGTGAGGATTTCGAATACTTCATTACTGGAGAAGGGAATTACGTTGCAGAGGAGGAAAATGAAATTTTTGTTGTTGTAAATGGAAAACTCAGCGATGGTTGGGGTGAAATGAAAGATAAGACAGAAGAATTACACAAATTTTTATGGAATCTTGATTTAATTGCTCTCAATGATGTTCCGGAAGTTGTAGGAGGGCTTCTTGTACACTAATCCCAAACGGTTTTTTGGAGCGGTTCGATTCCGCTCCTGGGAACAAAATTTAAACATGAAAAGGCTGAATGATCCCCTTACTGCAGAAGAGATAGCAGAAAAATGGAAGTCAATAAAAAAGAAGCATCTCCGTGTTTACTACGGCGTTGCAAAACTTAATAAAATTTTTAAAAAAAAATCACTTGTTGTGATGTTTGAAAATTGTACTCCTGGATTAGCTGAAGAAAGAGACAAGAAAGTTGCAAGATGGATGCATGTAGTTCACATACGTAGTCAAACAATAGAAGAAAAAGAGGATGCTATTTACAAAAATAGAGTTTATACAACTTACAATTCTTTTATAGATGAAAAACCTTGGAAGGGAGATTGGAAAGCGGTTTTGCACAACAACTTTTTAGCCGATGAAAATCATGTTAGTGAAAAGGAACGCCTAATTATTAAAGAAAAATTAGGACAAGCATTGAGAAAATATTACGATTTGGAAGTTCCATATCAAAGCACATTAGAATTTTAAAAATGATATATATAAATAAATTTTTCAATCACGAAGTATGGCGCACCTGCATCCATTGCGGAAGCGAATTCGATTGGAGAAACGCACTTTGGAATCAATGTCCGGATTGTGGTAAAAAATGGAATGAATAAGCGGTTAAACGCTATTTAAACACAAAAAAAAGATTAAAAATGATAACAAATTCAATTATGAAAAAGCAGCTGCAGCAAAAATTTGCTCAGCAATCTTTGGAGCAGTCGATTTGGTTGCACACAGGTTACAGAACTGGGAGCATCGACGAGCTTGAGCCGAAAGAGTTGGAAAGCTTTTATTATATGTTTTTCCCGAAGCAACCAACGGAAAAACAACTTTTAATTAAGGAATATAACGAAGCTCGATTGAAAGGACTGAGATCAATTATTATGAAAGATGCTCAGTATATCGGTCTTTATGATCCTCAGAATTGGACTCCTTTTAATGAGTTTATGAATAAGCTGAGTGTATTAAAAAAACCGCTTAATCAATACAAAACGGAAGAATTTGACGACCTCATAAAACAGTTTAAGAGTTTGAAGTCAAAGTATCAGAAATCGGCTAAAATCCCAGGCACTAAAGAATGGTATCATAAGAATAAACTTCCGATGCCTTCAAGCAATTAAAAAAAAAGCCCATAACCATACAGGTCACGAGCAATTTGTTCTAGCGATGCAAATATAATCAAAAACCTGTATGGCTTTTAACAAAAAAAACTATTTCAAGAAAATTATCAAAATTCAGGAGATTACTGCGGAACAAAAGTTCCGTCAGGGTTTAACCTATAAGGAGATTTATTTCAAGTTTATTGAGCCACAATATCATATTTCGGTCAGAACCTACAGAACCTATTTAGGAATCCCTGCAAAACGAGATTTGAAAAAATTACAGGAGAAAGAAAACAGCAATGGAAATCAATTAACCTTTAATTTTTAAATATTATGGACAAAGTAACTCAAGAAAGAATCTCTAAACTACACCCAAGTGTAAGATCAGAAGTAAAAACAATCATTGAAAAAATCGACAAAGCTTTAACCGGAAGAGCAAAAGTGAGAATTTCTCAGGGCTTAAGAACTTTTAAAGAACAGGATGATTTATTTGCCATGGGCAGAACCAAGCCAGGAAAGAAAGTCACTCAAGCAAAAGGCGGTCAAAGCATCCACAATTATGGTTTTGCGGTTGATATCGTTCTGATTATCGACGGAAAAACGGCAAGTTGGGACACGAAAGCCGATTGGGATGATGATAAAATCGCAGATTGGATTGAATGTGTGACAATATTTAAAGCCAATGGCTGGGATTGGGGCGGTGATTGGCAAAGTTTCAAAGATATGCCCCACTTTGAAAAGAAGGGCTTTAAATGGCGTGTTTTAGCCACTAAAAAGCGAGATAAAGAAAATTATGTAATACTATAAAAAAATGAAAATCACATTAAAAATTGACCCCGAAACATTATTCTTAATTCAATCTATTTTAGTTTTGAAGCGTAATATTTTCCCTCGTAGCAAGGAAGAAAAAGTAAATCAATCTATGACTTTGGAACTTTTTGATGTGATTAGTAAGCGTTGCTTTAGTTATTGTTCAAATCCTAACGGAAATAAACTGTCTTTAGGATTAAAATTTCACATTGCGAGTTTGTTGTTAGATATCATATTAAATCAAAACAAAACCGCTTTTGGAAACTATGAACAAAATAAGCTTGAAATATTTAAGAACGAATTACATCAAAAATTAATTTAATTAATTTCCTAACGGGTTTCCGTAATGTATCTATTTAAAAATCAAATAATTTAGCAAAATGAAAAATTTCTTTAAAGAATTACTTCTTTTTAAGAGTGAAGATAAATTAATAAACGTTTCAGGTTTTATCATATGGTTTTGCAGTTTTTTAATCCTATTAATTGTAACTGAAGTTTTAAATTTTTGAAGTTTTAATTTAAAATGGTGGAGGTGCAAGTCGAAAGATTTGCACCTTTTTTTATACCTACGGAAAACCGTATTTTTTTAACCAGGCAACTAACTAAATTTACAAAAAAAGGATATGACAAAGTTTAAAATCAGTGCGCAAAGTCACATTATCGCAGATGTTATACAACATCTTAATTTTGGAATGACAGGAATGGGGATTGCAAGATCCTGGAATTATGAAGTAATAAAAAACACTATCTACTTCACACTAAAAGAAGGCTGCGAAGTTAACCCGGAAGATTTGTTTTGGTTCGGCTACCTAACAAAGGATTAATTTGTTAAATTTGAAAAACAAATAATATAAAAATGCAAGACTTTGATTTATTAAACGTGGAGAAAATGCCAGTACACGAAAATGTTATTACCAAAATCAAACTAAATAGTGAGTATGAATATGATGTTACAATGGATGTTTATCTGACTAAAGGTGATGAATTTTATATTGACATAGCCTTTGAATATCTAACTTTGAAAGATATTGAGATTCTAAATAATTTAGATCGTGAAATTGTCGTAAATATTGAATCGCCATTTTTTAAAGCACAGGAGTATGATATAAGACAAATAGCAATTGTTGAGATGAAATATAACGAGCCAAAATTAAAACTAAAGTGTTATACCAATCCAAAGGGCGAAAAAAATTGGGTTATAAATTGAAATAATGAGGATATGAAAAAACTATTTCTTTTAGCTTTATTACTTCCGGTTCTTTCGTTTGCACAGAGCCAATTTCGTCAGCTTGATTCATTGCAGTTTCGTAAGGTTGTAAGTCAAATAATTTCTGATACCGGGATTAAATACCAGGAAGAAGTAAATCGTCAGGATTGGGATGAAAACAATTTGAAATTTGTTAATCCGGAAGATAAAAATGATATATTTTTTTTTGAATATGGTTGTAAAGATAAAATTTGCAACCTCTTTACTGTCTATGCAAAATATGAAAGGATTTTTCCTATTTGGAAAAAATATTCAGAACCTAATGCTAACAAGGAGGTTTTAAAGAAAAAAGGGTTTAAAATGTTAGTTCACAGCTCAATACAAAATTTTGATAAAGATGTTTGGAGAATGGAACTTTAAAATAGTTTTAATTATGTTTTTTTTATCTGCAGTAAACTTTTCTGCACAGGTAAATTCATCTAGGAGCAAAGGTGACGTTTTTAAAAATCGCCCGGATAAGCCTTATGAAAATACAAACTATTCAGGATTGGTAGTTGTAACTAAAGGAACATACGGATTGACATTCGATGATAGACAATTATCTGCAGATGTAAAAAACAGAATTGAACAGTTTTTTAAACGTCGTTTAAACGGTTATACAGAACTAAAAAAATACCATTTGCGAGTTTCTGAAAAACGTGGCAAATGGTATATTGAAAATACAGAAATTTAATCGAAAATGTGTGTAAAAAGACCAGTTTTGATTTTAATATCTTCTACTGAGCCTGTGAGTTTTTCACGGGCTTTTTTTGTATAGCTGCAGTTGTAGGTCAAAACAAACTGATCTACAACAATAGGCTCTAAATTTAGCTCCTCTGTGGCAGCGTTAAGCTTTCCGGTGTGTTCTGTTTCAAACGTTTCAAGGATTCCGTCCGTAATCTCTATAAAGTCTATAAACTTCAAAGCTTCTGCAGTATTTTTTCCTATGCTGCTTGTATCTCTCATCTGCTCATAACACATTCTGAAAGTTACATTTGCCTGTGCGGGTTTTTGCCTGTGATCAATAGTCCAACTTACAAAAATAGCCGGACAAGGATACAAATCGAAGCTTTCCGGATCTAAGTCCTGACCTGCGTACAAATCAATAAATTTAGGGCAATCAATACCTTTGGTTCTGTAAAGATCCATTGTTTCTTCTTTGGTAAAAGTTTCTATTAATTTTTTATAAAATTCTTTCATTTTGAGGTCTGTTTATTTCGTTATTGAGTTCTGAAGATAAAAACCTTTCAATCCTGCGGTTTAGTATTGCTGAGTCACCTAAGAACTGCCGTTTAGGCATCGTAACGTTCATTCTCCTTCTGTGGCTTTTCACTTGGTGATTTGTGGCAGCACCACGCTGTTCATAACGTCCACGGCTATCTCTTGTTCTTCGTGCTTCTTTCTTCCTGGTGTGAGCTCTGACCGTAACCGTTTTATTGATAGTACCGCCATCGTTGTGCACCGGAGCATAGGGAACATCGGTTCCGATGTAAACATAATAATTGCCCTGAGCTAATTTTCGGATACTTCTTTTAAGTCTCCCGGACTTTACAAGAATTGAACCTCTTGCAGGTCTTTTTCTTCCTTGCCATGGTTCACGCCTATTGCTTAACCAGTTCTTTTGTACAAATCTTTCTTTGGAAAAGTTAACTGCTAAAATTGCTACTTTTGACATTGAACGATTTAAGAATGCTGCTTTATTAACTTGTTGGAGGCGATTAAGGAAATCGCCTCTAAATTCAACACTGCTATTATCTGCCATATTATGAAGTCTCTGCGTTTCTAACAATTCTCATCATCATTTCATTAAAGAAATCTTCCATCTGTTGCCATGACATGCCGGATGTTGCATCACCTTTCATGTTGATATCACCTTTATGAAGTGCATCAATAGTGATTTTAATATTTTTAACCTGTTTTGCATCCCCTGCAACCTTGTTTACTCCGTCTTTCAGCTTTTTTTTCTTGTTGGCATCTGCAGATTCATCTTTAAATGCTCCTCCCTCAGTTCCATAAAGTGAATTTGGATCAAATGGGTTTTTCTTTTGGGTTTTAGATTTGTCATACTGATCGGCATATTCTTTCATTATGGCTAATCCATTGGCACGAAGTTTTGCATCTGTCTCAGCCTTTGTATCAGTCAAATCAAGATCTTCTCTAAATTTGTGAACTGTTCCTTGCATTTCCTTAGCGGTTCGACCAATTGATCCTGGTAGCTTTCCAATTAAACCCAAAAGCTGTTCGATTGGTTGCAATATCACGTCAAATAATACAACACCTATTCTTTTTAATCCTTCTATTATACCACCTTCCTGAAAAGCTTTTTTGATGCTGTCCCAATGTTTGTATATCAATACAAAAGCCGAAATTACACGCCCAATCGGACCGAGAAACCAAAGTATAGTTGCACCCCAATCTTCAAATTTTATTACTGCTGCAACTATCAATGCAACCAAAGCTGATATCCCCAAAATTATCCATGTTACCGGATTGGCAGCTAAAGCTGCATTCCAAAGCCATGTCGCAGCTGTTAAAACTCCTAACGTTGCTGTTAATGAAAAAAATACAGGAATTAATGTATCAGCATTTTGATACATCCATTGAAATAATGGTGCAACTTTTTCAAGTGCCATTGTAATATATGGCAGTGCTTCTTGCCCTAATTTAATCATCACGGCTTTGATTCTGTTCTGTGCTATATCATATTGCTCCATCGGCGTTAAAGAATCAATATAAGCCTGGTCAAGTGAACCTTGAGCATCTGAAGTTGCAATGGTAGCTTTTTTTAATCCTTCAATATCCTGCATTAACGTTCCGAAACCTAAAGCAGTAGACTGGTCAAAACCTAAAGTAGATAGTTTTTTAACTTTTTGCTCATCGGTTAAGCCGTTCATTTGTTTGTTAAGTTCTGCAACAATATCGATTAGTGGTCTTATTTTTCCTGCGGAATTAAAAATATTGATACCTAAAGCCCGGAAACCACTAATATATTTTCCTGTTTTTTTATCAGTTTTTCCCATTGCTATATCGGCATTGGATAGTGTTCTCATTACACCTTCCAATGCTGTAGATGACTGTTCAGCACTTAATTTAGTAGTCAAAGAAGCATAAGCTCCTGCGGTCGATTCTAATTCATAACCGATACTTCTCGCAAGTGGTATTACTTTAGGAAGATATTTCGCTATGTCTTTGAACTCAGCATTACCTTCCTTAACGGTTTCAAACAATACGTCATAAACTTGATTGATATCTTTTCCTGAAGACATCATTGTGGCGATACCTGCACCTGCTACGGTTTCAATATCTGTAAAACCTGCTTTAGCAGCTCGCATGGTTGGTTCTAAGGCTTCAAGTGACTGTTTTACATCAAGTCCGGCAGAAATGATACGACCGAATGCTTTGGGGACTTCCTCCAAAGGCGTGGCGTTCCGTGCTCCAACATCAAGGAGCTGATCTGAAAGCCCCCGGAGTTCTTTTTTCGATAACCCGGCGGTGACGTTAATCTCCGCCATTTTGACCTCCCAATCGTTCGCCATCTTTGTGGCGGTTCCGAGAAAACCAATAGCTGCCATAAAAGCAGCTCCAAAAAGTAAAGCAGGATTTTTAAGTTTATCCATTGCTCCATTAAGTCCGGGAATATCGTCGACCAAAGTTTTCCACTTGGCACGCATTCCATCAACTCGCTTAGACCAGTTGCTTTGCATTCGTTGAAGTCCATTGTTAAAAAGCTTTGCGCTTAAATCAACGAGCATCATTAATTTTGTTGTTGCCATTTATTTTATTTTATTTTATTTTATTTTATTTTATTTTATTTTATTTTAATTCCGAATCTTTCTTTTGCGTCATCGCCTTTCATGTCGTACCAATCTTTAATCTCTAAACCTTCCATTTCGTTATTGAGGTGTACGTTTACAATCACCGCTTTGTCTCCATAAAATTTGATGTAGTGAGAATTAAATTTTCCTTCCTTCCGGTCATTTAACCAAACTTCATCGGGTTGATTAAGGATGTCTTTCACATGTGGGAATAGTTGATGCCGCACTTCATCGTTCTTCAGATATTTTTCTTTTGTGAATTTGTCAAATGTGGACTCCGGAAGAATTAGCTTTCTTTGCATATAGTCTGAAAAACCCATATAATCGGTGTCCTTCTCTTTTTTGAAAAGTTCCTTCGCATTCTTTCCGGTGATTGTTTTATCGAGCTGCATTGGCTTTAAATCGCCTTTAAACTCGCTGTGCTTCTTCAAACCGTACTGATCATAGGTCATCTTTCCGATTTCACTATTCAAACCTTTATTATCACCATAGAATTGTTTTTGGGTGAAAACCTGTTTAAGGTCACCACGGTTAATTTCAAATTGAGAATTTTTAAATTTTGGGTCTCGAGAATGCATCATTTCTAAACCTCTTACTCCTGATACGGCTTTTCCTGAACCGATATACTGCAACCACTCGCAGCGGCAACCAAATCCATTTGGTGGCGTGAGCTTCATTGCTTCAGGATCGTTGAGGTCGAAAATCTTTCCGTTTAAAATTGCGTGAGCTTCTCTTACAGCTTCATCACCGATTGTCTGATATTGCACTAGGTTTGTTACCGTATCCTTTTCCGCCATAAAACGGACATAAGAAGCAGAATTTTGACCCACTGCGATGCTGAGGTTGTATTCGGTTTCAAGATATCGTGTGTTTAAATCTGTTGTTTTTTCAAGACAAAGCCTTTCAAATTCAGGATAACCTCTAATGCCTTTTTCTTTGTCAACAAGCAAATCCATCATTGTGGCATATCTCGCCTCAGTCTTCGATGCGGCAAACTCAAAGAGGTTGTATTCCATCATCTGAACAACCAACCAATCCTGTCCGGTGTAGGGATTAAAAGTTTTAAAATTGTCTCTCAATCCCCCTACCATCTGAATCGCTTCCGCAGCAATCAATTCACCTTTTGCCCCTACAATATTTTTATTATCAAAAACAGCCCTTACCACTTTCTTCGTAAGAGCTTTAATGATTTCTTTTTTTAAAGTATCAACAGGCTGATTGTGTTTTCCGCAAGTACATGTAAAATCACCATAACGATCGATGGGTTTATTTTCAGGAAAATATCCTGCTGCTACGTTATTGGGTTGGCTGATTTTTTTTTTTGCTCCCAAAGGGATATTAAAAGTTTTAGAAATCCAATCCTGTTCTACTTCGTAACCGTTACTAATTAATCCGCTTGTTATGCTCCAAAGCTGAGGTAAATCAATTTCCTGCTCTGCTGTTTTAAACTCGAAAATCTCTTCTTCAGAAATATTATAACCTTGAAGTCTAAGCAGTGGGAAAAGTTGATCGTTTATTATAAACTGAATCATTCTTTTGTCAGCTTGAGAGATTCTATTATCCAAAGACCTTTCGTGAACTTCAGTTTGAGAACGGTTGGTTCCCTGGTCGCTTAACATGGTAGAACCAACAATCATTTTACTAATGTCGTTTGCATTCGCCTGCATAAATTGGCTATAAACCTGAAAGGCATCTGTTCTGTTGGCTTCTTGGAATTTTATGTCTGTTCCCGGAGGGAATGTTCCAACTGAAGCTTCACCGAGACTTAACAACATTTCATGCACGTTATCAATTACTGCAGCATCGGTTGTATTGGTCGTTGCGGTGATTAGAGGTAAACCAAACTTTTCGCAAAATTCCGCCCAGGATTGCATGACATTTCTCTTCCAAATTAGATTTGGAATGATATTGTTTAGAATTCCCAAACTGTCACTTTTCCCTAATTGGATTAACCACGGTTTCAGAGTTTCGTCCAGGTAATTGATAAAGTCCGGCTTTGTAATATCCGGAAAGATTTTGCCACGAGTAGGAACAACATTTCGTCTTGGAATTAATCCAATGTCGATTTTTTCGTTTTCAAAGCTTCGGAACTCCGTCACTGTTGCGCCTCTCAAAATACTATCAAGGCATAAATCCAGGAATTCGTAAAACCATTGCTGTTGGAGAATGAAACCTACTTCTTCATTTTCAACACTCGTCTTTCTGTTTATTACACGATAATCCGTGTTCAGGGTTGAAAGCTTACGCATTTGAATTTGTGACTGAAGGTGACCGTCGGTCATTAAATCATCAAGAAGGTCATGGTATTGGTTGAATTTCGGATCATCAATATTTTGTGCTGCAATTAAAGAAGATCTCCACTTTGCGATATCTTTTCTTGAGTTGTCTTTAAAAGCGTCTACAATCTTAACGATTGAAGGGTTTTTCTTACCTGAACCTTTCGGAGCTTCCGTTTTCGCAGAAACGGTGTTTTTTTTCATTGAAAAGTCAAATCCTAATATATTCATTAGTTTTTATTTTGGTTGTCTTAAAATTGAATTTAAAGGGTGTTTAAACATTGTATTTACCAACGGTTATCACTCAAAGTGTGTCGAGAACTAAATTTTATACCTGTAATAGATTCTCCGCTATCATTTGTTTTTGAAGGGAGATCGGCTGTTGCATCTCCGGTAGCAACTAATTTCAGCCACTCGATTGCATCACCATATCTTTGAGATCGTACTTCCGGCATTGCTTTACGGTTTGCAGCAGTGTATAAATGATATAGTGCGCAATCCAATACAATCATTACGATATGGCTGTTTCTTGCATCGTTTACAGCTGTAAATATTTTGTTTGTATCGTATTTTCCGGATAGATAATTTCTAACCTGAGCGATCGCCATCTGTTCGGCTGATCTCAATTTTGTTTCTGAATAATTCTCTAAGAGAACATCCTTTATTTCTGAGCGTACTAAAACGCTGTAATCGTCTTCTGTAATGAATGCCATTAGTATCTGTTTTTTTGTTTATTTATTACGTCTTTTCGACTTGTAGTTTTTAAAGGTGTTTTGTTGGTGAGGGCTGCAACATTTAATTTGCTTATTGCACTTTGGAGCGCATCCGGTGCGTCATCATGCGCCCCAGAACCTTTCGCAAATGCTAATAATTGATTAATTGTTTCGTGAAAATCGGTTGAGCCTTTTTCAGCTTCATTAAACCAGACATTACCTCTTTCAAAATATCCGGACATGCTCTCGATACGGTCAAATTTTCCTTCTTTGTTTTTTTTGTCGGCAACAACCGGAACGTACCAGCCTTCTTCATCGCCAACCGTATCAAAATCATTTACAAATTCATCCTGGGCAAATAGTCCTTCGATGAGATATTGAATATTGAGTTTTAAAAGGTTTTGATCTTTTACAAATTCATACAGCCATTTTGCAACGTTGTATCTTGTTGTTTGGCGGACATACGCTTTTAATACATGAAACTCCCTTCCAATCTTTCCGGCAAATATCATTGCCTTAAAATCTCCTGCTTCCTTGTATGATAAATCTCCGTAGAACATCAATGCTTCGTATGAACGGAACTGTAATCTTGCTTTGTACTGGATTTGATCGTTTTTAAAAATTGTACCCTCGATAATGTGAACGTGCATATATTCACGCATGAACGAACGGTACGGAGTGGAAAGGTATTTTTCTTGCCAATACGCAGCGGTCGTTTTTTCCGGCCAGTTAGGTTCAAAGGTTGTAAGGTCTTTTACAGCTGCTACAGTTAATACAAAAAACTTAGATTTAATTCCTGCTTCTTTCAACCTTGCATTAATAAGCTTAAATTCTTCTTTCAGGAGATTAATCAAGCAGTTTTTGTGGAAGTTGTTATTAGCAACCACAAAACGTCTGTATCTTGAGCCTTCATCAAATGTTCCTTTTGCGTCTTCCCAAGCGAAATCAAAAAGCTTATTAGACAAATCATCATTATTAACTCTTTGTCTCGTATCAACATCATCAAAAACAATATAGTCGGGACGTGCATTTCCTTCTCTCAAACCTCTGGGAGATTGCCCAGGAGTAGAGGTCATAAACTTTGCGCCGTCGGTTGTTGTAAAATCTCCTTCAGACCAGTCGCCGAATTTAAATTTCTTGCCGTAATAGTGAATGAATGTCTGATTGTTAGCAAATTCAGCCTGTATGTCGGAAATTAATTTCTTTGCTTTTTTATCGGTTTGCCCAAATAAAAGCATGAATTTTAATTGTCCTGTAACATATAGAAACATCGGAATTCCTAAATCAATGTGAACCGACTTTGCTCCGGAACGGTAAATTTCTGCAAGTACATCGCACACTTCATTATTAATAATGAGGTTTGCAAGTTTTCGATGATACCAAGCACATTTTACTTTTGCGTAATGTGGGAACATTTTCTCAAACCATGTGATATAATCTTTTTCCCATGCTAAACGCTCCTTTCTTCTTTCAGTAGGAGATTGATTTGGGTCAAGTCCAGAGCCCGTAGTTCTGTGAATGCCTTTACAATGCTCATCATATTCGAGGAGCATTTTTTCAAAGGCTTTCGTTAACTTAAAATTACTCATTGTTCTTGTTGGACTTTATGTAGTAAAAACAGTTTATGCCATTCAAGAAAACTAATTGCGATATCAGGATCTTGCGATGCCATCCATGAATCAAACTCTTTAAGAACTGCCATTACCACGTGAGCCGAAATTGAATCGGAAAGTAATTCCATTGCTTTTCTTACTTCTGTGATAGCCTTAACATCAAGCTTCGATTGTTTACCCTCAGCAAGATCGCTGAGTTCTGACATTAATACTTTTTTGATGTTGTTTGGCGCAGATAAATATTGCTTTCTTTTGTCATCCCAGGAGATATCGCCCTGGATACCTTTTCGCCATCTACCGATAGTTTGTTCTGTCACTCCAACTGCATCAGCAATAGCTTTTGCGGTTAAGCCGTCTTCGATAAACATCCTTTCGGCAATTGCTCTTAAAGGCTCGTTGTTTACTCTTTTTGACATGTACTTTTTCCGCAAAAATCCAAATCGAAAACGCACTTTTTTTAAAAAGCGGCAACCATTGCAGGTCTTTAAAAAATGGGTTTAATCCTGTTTTAAGTTTGCTGAAAATTCAAGCAACGCAATGATATTTGGAATCAAAGACAATGTTTTAACGATGTACGGAACCATCTGGGAATATGATGGTCAGGACTTTGTGTATTATCTATCAAGATTGGAAAGTCAATACTCTGAAATTACAATCAGATTACACACTTATGGCGGTTCTGTCTTTGCCGGAAATCTTATGTGTAATGCTTTAGAACGTTCATCCGCAGACATTACTATTATTATAGATGGGTTAGCCGCTTCTATGGGTGCGATTTTCATACTATCCTCCAAGAAAGTAAAAATTGTAAATAATGGATACGTGATGATTCACGCACCCCATAGTGGCTCCTATGGTAATGCTCAAGATCATGAATCAAACGCAAAGCTTCTTCGATTAATGGAAGAAAACTTTGTTGATAAATTGATGCTTAGGACTGGAAAAACTGAAGCTGAAGTAAAAGCATGGATCAGTAAAGATACCTGGTTAAGTGCAAAAGAAGCTTTGGCTCTTGGTTTAGTATCTGAAATACTTCCTGCATCAGTTGAAACCGTTTATCCTGCTTTCGATCCTGAAGATGTTGGAGAAACTGAAGTTTATAATATGTATGCAAGCTTGCTTACATCGATTCCTACAGCAGCGGTAAGCGCATTTAATAATTACGAAAACCCTAACAAAAATTTTAACGATAATATGAAACAGTTACTTATTACTGCATTGGCTCTTGCTGGGCTTGATGCTAACAGTTCTGACAGCGCAGTTTTGGCAGCTGTTCAGGAGAAAATTACAGGCGCAGAAAAAAAAGCGACTGATGCTGAGGCAAAATTGAAATCTCATGAGGATTCAAGAATCACCAATATGATTACTGCAGCTGAAAATCCAAGTAAACCTTTTACTCCAGATGAAAAGAAAACTTATGAGACAATTGGGGCGACCTCAGGAGTTGAAGCCTTGGAAATGGTTCTTAAAAATGTTGCCAAACCTGTTGCTCCGGGAATTGGGGCTTTGATTCAAACAGGTACGCCGGGAGCGACAATTGCAGGTCGTGATGCATGGTCATTCGACCAATGGCAAAAAGAAGATCCGAAAGGATTGGAAGCTTTGGCATCTGCCGACAAAGAGAAATTTCAAACATTGTTTAACGCTAAATACAAAAAATAAATATGTCAGAATTAATAGACGGTAATTGGTTAAATACCTTCGTAGATCCTCAACTTTTACAAGATTTCCAAAACTATAATGACGCTTTCATTGGTGTTTTGAAAAGACCAAATTCAGGTGCAATTGATACTGATGGTATTAAGTTTAACAAATTAATCAACAATGTTGGTTTTGTGGTAAATGCTACTGAAGATTTTGAACCTTTAGCAATGACGGGGCAAAAAGGTTTTATTCCGTGGGATAAATTGGATACAACGCCTACATCTTATACCGATGCTGAATTAAGAGCAATGGCATATGATAAAGAAGCTGCAATCAGAGTTGCTCACACTGATTCTTTTAGAATTGGTGTTCGTAGATATGCGTTGAATAAGCTAGCTCCTAAAAAGCATGTGCCAAATAAAATGCCAGTTATCAGAACAACTGGGGAAGAGTTCGAAGGCAGGCTAAGAATGACGTACAAGGATTTGAATAGATTCTTATTCCAAGAAGTCGTAAAATTAAATTTGACTGCTAAAGATATGCAATATTTCATCCTTAGTGATGAGCATAAGGCAGATTTAGTTCATGATAAATCTGAAACATCTAATTATCGTGATTTGGAAATCGACAAAAATACAGGAGAGCTCAAAAGATTCTACAACTTAAAAATGTTTGAAAATACGGAGACTCCACTTTATGGTGCTAACGATGAATTAAAATCATTAGGTTCTAATAAAGTTACCGGAGATCAGAGTTCATCAGTTTTCTTATATGCTCCCAATACTTGCTATCATATTGAAACTGTCATGTCTCTGTTAAAGGAAATGAAAACAGATACAAGAGGGAAAAATCCTACAGCTGAGTATAGAACTCACACTTATGGATTAGTAGATAAAGTTCAGGAACATGGTTTTGGTGCTATGGTTTCCGGAAAGGTAGCCCCATAAATCCCAAACGGTTTTTTGGAGTGGTTCGATTCCACTCCTGGGAACAATCAATAATTAATATTATGACAGAAGAGCAAAAAAAGTACGCACAGGATTTTTTCGCTAAAAATCCAGATGTAAAGGAATTGTTTTTAAATCCTTCAGGTGAATGGTTTACAAACAAAAGTTACGCTAACAATAGTCTTCCTAAAAATAAAGAAGGCAATAGAGAGGGTGAGATCGATTCAATCACACCTCAGGCTGCAAAAGCAGATAAAAAAGGTACAACTAAATAATTAAAAGATATGTCAAATTTAGACGGAGCATCCATCAGAAAAGGCAAAGTCGGGACTAACCGTCTCGCAAGCGATGACGCAATTAGCGGAATCGTCTTATCAGGTGTAAAGCCTGCAAATCTTGATTTATCGACTCCAAAAGTAGTTTACAACATTCAGGATGTTGAATCTTTAGGAATTACTAAAGCTTACGATTTAACGAATAACGTTCATGTTTATGAGCATATTTCAGAATTTTACAGACTCGCTCCGGAAGGAACTGAATTGTACTTAACGATAGAACCACAAACAGACAAGCTCGTTGACCTTTGTGATGATCCTGCAAAAACACTTATGATTTTTGCAAAAGGCAAAATCAAGCAAATCGCAATCGGAGTTAATTTACTCCCAACTGTGACAAATGTAATGCTTAACGGTATGCCGGATGACGTTTACAACGCTATTGCTGCTGCAAAATTACTTGAGGAATGGTCGGAAGAGAATCACATGCCCGTTTCCGTTTTTCTTGAGTGTTACGCTTGGGGAGGTAATGCTGCCAGTTCTGCCGATTTACGTGATTTAGAAAATTTATCTGCAGAAGGTGTGACCTTGGTAAATGGTCAGGATTGGGATATCGCAGAAAAGAAAACCGGACACGCTCAAAAATACGCTAATATCGGAACTGTTTTAGGTGTTTGTGCTTCATGTACTGTTGATCAGAATATCGGTGAAAATGATACTAAAAATCTTACGCACGAAGCAAAAAAACTGTTGGTTAATCCAGGGCTTTCCAATCATAAGAAAATTGAAGAAATGCATTCGGATTTACAAACACTTGAAAATAAAGGTTATGTTTTCGGAATTACTTATGTCGGAATGGCTGGAGTTAGATTGAATAACGACCATGTTTGCGCTCCTATAGTTATCGATGATGATAACAATATCAATGAGCATACGGTCGCTTATGGCAGAACTGCAAAAAAAGTTAGGCGTTTGCTTAGAACCGCTTATTTACCTGAAGTAAAAAAATCATATCTGTTAAACGAAACGACTGGAAAACTTTCTCCTGGGTCAGTTGTCGCCCTGGAAGATTTAGGAGATCGGAAGTTTATTGATATGCAACGAGCTTCAGAAATCTCTTACGGTAAAACAACTGTTGATCGTGAAAGCGATTTAGTTGTTGCAAAAACTTTGAACATAGGCTTTAAAGTCGTACCAAAAGGCAATGTCGGAGAAATTAACGGAACGGTCAATCTTAAATCTCAAATTTAATCATGTCAGAAATCATAAGAAATGGCAAAGCGTATGACTCTGCCGATGTAAAAGTTAAGATTAACGGTGTGCCTATCGAAGTGAAATCACTCACTTATGGTAACGAGCAGGATCACCAGTTAAATCATACCATGGGAATCGATGCAACATCATGGTCGTGGGGGAAAAAAACACCTTCCTGTTCATGGACTTTAATGATGGGCGATGCCACACCATTAGAAACTGCATCCGGAGGTGATATTCTTAAAATCAAGCCTTTCACTATCACAGTAGAATTTGTAAATGAGTATAACCTAATCGTAGTCGATAAAATCGTTTCAAAATTCAAATCAGATGGACGTGAAGTTACTGGAGATATGGGGCTTGAAAAACAATACGAATTGTTTGCTCTGAGTGTAAAGCTTAACGTCTTTCCTTAATCTATTTAAAAACCGTTTAAAAATAATTTAAAAATGTCAAAAACAGAAAAAACAGCTAACGAAGCATTTATTCCAGTATCGGAAGAAGTTAAAAAAGCCATGAAAGAAAAGCATGGTGATAAACTAAAGTCTCTTATTCTTCCATTGAATGATGATGCTACTGAAGAAATCGAAGTTTTAGCAATAGTTCCAGATCGTTCCGTTACGGGGCAATCCATGAAATTTATGAATTCAGATCCAAAAAAAGGGCAAGAGATTTTAGTTAAAAATTGCATCGTAACAGATAAAGAACGTGTAATGAATGACGACGGTCTATTCTATGCAGCTGCATCTTTATTATTTGAATTAGTACCTATCAGACAGGGAAAGTTTGGGAAAGTTTAGAAAGTTCCGGTCTAAGCTACAATCAGGATAGTGATTTGATTATGAAGGCGGATGCTCTAATGAGCTACTTCCTTCATATTCCTTTCCCGGAAAAAATGGACGACGACACTTGGGCAAACAAATGGGCTCAAATAGGATGGCTCGCAGATCAGGGAATATTAGGAGTTAAAAAGAAAGATTTATGACAGTCGGCGAATCAGTAGTAATCAATTTAGCAGCACGATATGCAGCTGCTTTTGGAATCGTAGCTATCAGCAATGCAATCAATACGGCGGTAATATCAAGGGATGAAAATAAATACAGCGTTGATGTTTATGATGATTTAGATCCGGCTTTTGAAGATGTAGAACTTTATTATATAATTCCTGAAGAAACAGACCCTACCAAAAGCAAAATTAGTTTAAAATTTTCTGCAATGTTAGAAGGTGATGGTTATGGAGCAATTTACGCCCCACCTTTAATGATAAATTTTAGCAGAGAAAAAAATTTAATTGAAACAGCTATTAGTGGTGGTGATGGCGTTGTAATCGAACGATGGGGAACAAAACCGTGGAATGTCGATATAAAAGGTGTTTTGATTGATGTAGAAAATAGAACATATCCATCCAGTAAAATTAAAGAATTAACCGATTTTTTTGAACAAAACAGAGTAATTCGTGTAATCGGGGAACAGTTTGCTGACAAAAAAATTAATAGTATTTATTTGAAAGATGTTTCTTTTACACCTATTGAGGGTTTTCAAGACACTATTCAGTTTTCTATTAATGCAAGTAGTATTAAGGAAGTTACTTATACATTGTTAACGCCAAATGAGTGAAAAACATCTTTATTTTAATATTGATTTGAGAATCACTATTGCAGAGAAAATACAATTCAATGTTGTAAAGTCGATTAAAATCGAAAGCACAATTGAGAAATTTTCTGATACTGCAGTACTGGAACTGCCGAGAGAATTTAAAAATGCAATTGTAAATGATAAGCGTTTTTCAATCGAAAGAAAAAATCTGCTCGAGCATCTAAAAGTAGGTGATTCAATAGTCATAGAGGCAGGGTACGACGGCGATTTATACACTGAATTTACAGGCTATATTTCTAATGTAGGAGCTGAAATTCCGATCGTTATTGAGTGTGAAGATGAAATGTACATGATTAAGAAAAAACCTTTAATCAATCACACATTTAAATCTACGAACCTCAAGGAACTTTTAAAGTTCATCGCTCCAGGTTACGAAGTAGAAGCTTTGGATATGCCAATAGGAAAATACATGATTGAGCGTGCTAATCCTTACAAGGTCATTCAAGATCTAAAAGAAAAATACGGTGTACGATGTTTTTTCAAAGGCAAAAAGCTTTATGCAGGTCTTACAGTCGATTTTAAACCGCAAACCGTCCATGAGTTTACATTCGGGAAAAACATCCGGGAGAGTACAGATTTAAAGTACAAAACAGCAGCAAGCCGGAAACGGTTTATTAAAGCGGTTTCCATGCAAAAAGGTAGTGCAAATAAAAAAGTAACCTATGAGTTTGGCGATGTTGGAGAAAGCGAAATTTCATTGCATGCACCTCTTAATTTGAACCAGGAACAATTAAAACAATGGGCTGAAAAAAATTATAACTCTATTGTTTTTGATGGGTACGAAGGTTCAATTGACGGATGGGCTTTACCAAGAACCGAAGTCGGTGATTCCGCTAAAGTAAAAGACCCGAATTATCCCACGGGTTACAGAGATGGTCAATACTTTATCGATGGCGTTACAACCACTATTGATGAGTCTGACGGGATAAAAAGACAAAATAAAATATCATTTAAAATTAAAAGCAATGAAGAATATAATCGTCCTACTTACGGTCACATCACTATCACTCCTCGCGTGCAACGCAAGAGTAAAAAGTCCACAACTACAACCACCACAAATCGTCGTCGAACGTGATAGTGTTTTTGTTGACAAATTAGTGACCGTTACAATCAAAGACACCGTTTTAGTAAGTAAACCTGACAGTCTTTATTACAGCGCATACATCGATTGCGTAAACAATAAACCAGTTCTGAGAAATCCGGAACAAAAAAACACCAAAGGTATCAAAGCCGATGTAAAGCTTCAGGATGGTAAACTGATTGTTGATGCTCAGACAGAAGCCCAAAACCTGTTTCTTAAATGGAAGGAAAAGTACGAGAAACAACACAGCGGTCAGGTTAAAAAGATACCGGTTCCTTATCCTGTAATACAAAAAGTTCCAACACCTATAGAGCTTACAAAATGGGAACAGGTATATATGCATTTTGGTAAGATTATGACCTGGCTATTTATAGGAGGAGTATTAATATTTCTTTCAAGTTTAATACCGTGGAAAGCTTTATTCAGGCTGTAAGTGCCATAGCCTCCAAAGGTCAGCCAATAATGGGATATTCTTCATTGGGAATTGTCACCGAAATAACCGGAATGACTTGCACAGTCGAAAGGGACGGTTTACCTCCGCTTTTCGATGTCAGATTAAATGCCATAGATCAAAGTTTTGATGATATGTTTTTAATTATTCCGGTTATCGGTTCTCAAGTCCTTTGTCTTGTAGTAGAAAATCAAAAAGCTGAAACCGCTATTGTGAAATATACTGAGGTAGAAAAAGTGATCATCACCATTGGCGGAGCCAGGTTTGAAATGTCAGCAGGGAAATTCGATTTTAAAAACAATCAAAGCGATCTGAAGAAAATATTAACGGAAACTCTTGATCAACTGAAAAACGCAATCATCACAACTCCTTCGGGTCCGGGTCAATTTTCAGACCCAAACAAATTAAAGTTTGAAAACTTGAAGTCCGATACTGAAAAACTATTTAAATAATGCCTTTAAACGATGCACAATTCATAAACAGGGTTGTTGACCTCCAAACAGAAATGGAGACAAAAACCGACAGAGCTCAAGCAAAACAAGAGTATGCTCAGAAGCTTTTAGCAGCGATTAAAGAGTATTTAAAAAGTGGTGATGTTGCAATCACCGGAACTTCTAACCAGGGCGCATTCACCGGAACCGGAAAAATTACATAGCATGAGATACGATATTGAAGTTGACGAAAATTATATGCCTGTTTTAAAAAACGGTGATTTCGTGATAAGCCAATCCGATACTCAGCATGTTGAAGATATTACAATGAGCCACCCAGGAGAATATAAAGACTATCCAATGTTAGGTTTCGCAGCAATACTTCAGGTGAAGAAAAACATTAATCCTGCATCGTTTAAACGTGATTTAAAAATACAACTTGAATACGACGGCTATAATCCTGATATCGATTTAACCGGAGGCTTTGAAAACTTGAAAATAGATATATGAGAGAACTATTAACCTATAAAAAAACAGCAATTGCAGTACTTACAGCGGTCAAAAAACCCACAGTTGCTATTCCTGCAGTCGGACTTGTTACATTTTCAAGTTACCAATTGGGAATTTTTCTTTTACTTTTTTTTATGACGCTTGATTTTATCACCGGAGTTTTAGCATCATGGATTTTATGGAAGGATTCAAAAGCGCAATCAAATTTTTGGAAGTACGGCTTTTCATCCAGAAGACTGAGATTATCAGTTGTGAAAAGTGTTACGTACTTTTTATTCATTCTCTGTGCTTATTCCTTAGAAACAACTTTTAAATTAAAACCTTTCGGATCAACCTACACAGATCATCCGGTGACAATTACTTTAGTAACGATTGCAATCGCATGTAGTATTGAATTATACTCAATATTTTTTGAAAACCTGCGGAAAGCTGGATTTGATATTGAAAAGAAAGTCCGGACAATATTTAGCAAAATAAAAAATGCGGTTAAATCGGTAAGAGAATTAAGAGATGGGGACAATAACAGTACTACATAATCAGTCATTCCAAGATATCGCAATACAGAAAACAGGTAACGTGTTAAATGCTTTCTCTATTGCGGTTTTCAATGGGATGGCGGTATCAGATCAATTAGAACCAGGAACTGATTTACTTCTTCCAGAAGAAATGGAAATTGATGTCGATGTACTTAATTATTATGCTTCAAAACAATTACAACCTGCAACATCTTTCAGAGATAAAAAAGCAGTTGAAAAACGTGGAATAGGTGTTATGAGAATTGGAGGGAATTTTAAAGTAGACTAATCATGAATAAAACATATGATGAAATTTTGGCAGAAATTCAAGCCGAAAAAGATAAAAATACTGACCTCACAGGATTAGATAGTACTTCTAAAGCTTCTATTTGGTTATGCATTTTTAGAACTATTGCCTTTGTATTTTACAACCTTTCTTTAGCTGCAATTTTACATCTTCAAGAAATTCGAGATCTGATCGCAAATCAAAAAGTTTTCAATCTTAGACGTTATCGTTCTGAAGCTTTACGTTTTCAATATGGCTTTGATTTATTGGCTGAAAGTGACCAATTCAAACCCACTTATACAGATGACGGTTCTGAGGTTATTGCTTCGGAGGAGCAAATATCAAATTCAAAAATAGTCAAGTATGCAGCGTGTAGCCGGGTAATTGATAACGGAAGGGCAAAAATTGTTTTAAAAATTGCACCGGAAGTTCTTGATGAAATATTTAATAACGATATCATGATTTCGTTTTCTGAATATATGGAAGAAATTGCACCTGCAGGAGACCATGTGACAATTATTAATTACCTACCGGACACGTTAAAATTTGCATTTAAAATAAAGGTTGACCCTTTGGTTTTAAATTCTTCCGGGATGTCAATTTTGACAGCTAATTATCCTGTTCAAATTGCAATTGAAAACTTCCTGAAGAATCTTCCATTTAATGGAGAACTAAGCCTTCAGAGATTAGAAGCTTCAATATTAGCAGTTGACGGTGTAGAAGATCTTACAACTTTATCTATAGAGTCAAAATGGATTGACCCGGCACTTAATGGATATGGCTTATATCAACCGATTTCAATGTCTGTTATCCCGGCATCAGGGCGTTTTAAAATAGAAGATTTTACAGGTTTAACATATATCTCATAATGAAGGACGCAGTTTTTAATATCAATTTTAGAAAGCTTGCTATCGAAAGACTTCCTACCAAAATGCGAAATTCTTTTTGGATTGCATTTGTCCTGGTATTAATTAAACCGCTTGAAGCTTTGTACAATGAATTTTTGAGAGCCAGGAAACAAAATTTAATTCGATTGAATACAACCTCTCAGAAATTCTCAATGCAAAAGCGTTTAAACGATGTTTTTGACCCGTTGGAACGAAGGATAGAAATTGTGAAGGCGGTTTTGTTTGATGAAAAATATCTCTACACTGAGGCTGAAGATGACCAATATAAAACGAAAACAAAGTGGTTATTTGGGGATGAAAACCCAATTTACTTATACACTGAAGCGGAACTGTACAGTGACTTTGATTTCATTGTTAAAATACCAAATTCCGGAATAAACGAACTTCAGCTGAAGGCAGAAATCGAATATTATATGCTGCAGTCGAAACAATACAAAATACAAATAGTTTAATATGAATTTCAATATAGAGTTTTTGCAAACGGGCGGTGTGCCGCTAACAAATGACTTGATGCAACGGATCATGGATGCGATAAGGCTTTATGATGCTGTTGGTGATTTAGCCGGACACATGACGATAATTTCCGGATGTGATCCTATTGCCGGTTCAACTACTACATTAAACCCCGGAGTTGTTGCCATTAACGGTGAACTGCTTCCTTTTGAAGGTGGTTTAGTCGACATGAATGTTTTCGTTCACGAACAGCAAATTTTGAAAACGTTCCAGGATCAAACGAATAAAGTCTTGATAAAAAAAAGAACGGTGAAATTCGGAAATTCAGTTGCTCCAAATTTATTTCCCTGGGCGGAATTTACCAAGCTTCAAACTATCAAAAGCATACAGCTGAGTTTATCAGAAAAAGCGGACAAAATTACGGTTGAAGCACTGGAGAAAAGAGTGAAAAAAGTGGAATTAAAAACTGCCCCAATTGAAAACGGCGGTGTTGCTTTTATCTTTCGGAAGGGTGCTTCTGAAATTCCTTTGGGATGGAAAGAATGCACCGATTTAAGCGGAAAAACAGTTTTCGGTTATAATCAGTTTGATCCTGATTTCTCAAGTTTTGGGCTTTCTTTCGGGGCAAAGACAGTCACTCTAACAAAAAATAACCTACCAAAATTTAAAATTAGAACCTCAATCGTCCAACCGTATGGCGGTAATCAAGGTTTAGGAGGTTTTGATGGCGGAGGGAACCAATGGAACTGGAAGACATTGGAATCTGAACAAATCGGAAACGATGAACCGTTTAAAGTACTCCCACCATACGAAATTGTATTATTCATAGAACCAAACTTCCAATAACATGGCATCATTATTAGAAATTTTCGGCTGGTTTGAAACGGGCGACATTCCGACACAAGACCAATTTAGAACAACATTTGCCTCATTCAGGCACAAAGAAAACAAAATTCCATTCAATGAGGTTGATGGGCTTTCAACAATCTTTGAAAACACTGTAACAAACAATATTTTCACAGCTTTTAAAGAAGATACCAATTTTAAAATCATAAATCTTGCAAAAAAAGATGCTACCAATCTTTTGCCTGCTGATGTTATAAGTTGGAAAAACGCTTTAGGACTTGCGAATATTGCTACTGTAGATACTTTAGATGATGGCGGAACTGTAATCATTGAGGGAAATGTACATACGAAAGAACAGGTAATTGGTATGCTTGACATGTTGAGATTACAGGTTGATGGAAGCTATCAAACTATTGAAGAAATCAAAGAAATGCTTGTATCTAACGATCTTGATCTTGATGAACTTCAAGAAATTGTCAATTTCATTAAGAAAAACCGTGAAGACATAGAGTTGCTTAAGCAAATTTCAATTGGAAATACGAAAGACGATAAAGTCGAACTGGTCGCCGATTACCTGCGTTGGGGTGCTCTTAATCTTCAAAATCAATTTAATGATGTAGTTTATGATAAGATTCAGACCATTGAGTCGGGAGCCGGTACGAGGGAGACAATAATCATCACTGAAGATTCATATTTTACACATAATCTCAACAGTTACGATTTTGTATGCGAGGCGTATGACACGGTAACACTGTACAAATTGCCACTAAAAATCAAAATAGTCGATGCTAATAACATCTATATCGCATTTGATAGCAAACCTACAAACAATATTAACGTTACAATCAAAAAAATATAAAAACAAAAAATCATGAGTGATATTAAATATGCATTTTACCGCACCTCTGTAGGTTATAAAATCGCTGGAAAAACAGATGATGACATAATCACCGCTAATGGAGGTACAAAAAGTTTAGCTTCTTTTTGGCACGACGGGAATTTCACGCCTGCCAATTACGTGCCTACAGCAAGAACTATTAGTATTAACGGAGTTTCATTTGATTTATCGGCAAACAGAGCATTCACGACTCCTGACACGATTACTAGAATAAAAGGAGGTGCTGCCGGAGCTTTTACTTCAGGTGATATCACTTTGGCAGCCGGGGCAAATATGGCTATTACACAAACCGCCGGAACAATCACTTTAGCGTCAACAGACACGACATACACAGCAGGTAACGGTCTGACATTGTCAGGAACTTCATTTTCATTGCCTGTTACTACTTCAGGTACAGGTAACGTTGTTACAGGAGTTACCCAGACGGCTAATGGTATTACCGTTTATTTAGGCTCGATGCCGACAACCGCTGATTTAGCTAATTATATTCCAATTGCTCAAAAAGGTGCTGCCAATGGCGTTGCTACTTTGGATTCTTCAGGGCAAATTCCTTCGTCTCAACTTCCTTCATACGTTGACGATGTGGTGGAAGCTGCAACTTTAGCAGCACTTAATGCATTGCCTGCCGCTCAAAAAGTTACAGGGAAAATCTATGTGGCACTTGACACCAATAAAACTTATCGTTGGTCAGGAACTACTTTTGTTTATATCACTTCCGGTGCTGTAGAATCTGTTAACGGGCAACAAGGAGTTGTTGTGCTAACAAAATCTGACGTAGGATTAGCAAATGTAGACAACACCGCTGATGCTGCTAAAAGTGTTCTTTCGGCAACTAAATGGACGACACCACGAACGATCACGATGTCAGGCGTTGTGGCTACCACGCAAACGATTGACGGTACGGCAAATGTAACAATTCCTATTACGGCTGTTCCTGCGACATTATTAACCGGAACTGCTGCTGTCAACACAACTGGGTCGGCTGCAAAATTAACTACTCCAAGAACGATTGCTGCAACCGGTGACGCCACATGGGTAACAACTTTTGACGGTTCTGCAAATGTTACTTCAGCGTTGACATTAGCTGCAACAGGAGTAACAGCAGGAACTTATAGTGAAGTTACAGTAGATGCTAAAGGTAGAGTTACAGCAGGAACGAATGCTATTAAAAGTTATACAACCTCTATTTCCGGAACAGCAACGGTAACACACAACTTAAATTCGTTAAATGTTGAAATTTTGATGCGTGATACTGTCACTTTGTATAAAGTTGAAGGTCGTATAAAACCGATAGATGCTTTGAGTTGTGCTATCGAATTTGATTCAACTCCACCAAATCCTATCTCAGTTTTTGTTAGAAATTTAGAAGTATAAAAAATGGACATTAAGTACTCATATTACGTCTCTTCAAAAGGTTTTAAAGTCGTTGGAGGTACGGCTGCGCAATTTTTGAAAGCTGATGGTTCTGTCGATAATAACAGCTACGTGACCATCAACACGGCTCAGAATATAATCGCTCAAAAGACCTTCACGCAAAGTCCAGTTATTCCGGATGGTACGGTGGGTAATCATGCGGTTACTGTTTACCAACTAAATAAATATTTACCTTTAACTGGTGGAACAATTGTAGGAAATATTAATCTACAATTACAAAACGCAAAAGTTGGTATTGGTAAAATGAACGAAACGGGTGATGTTCATGTTGGTTCATCAGGTATGACAATACCATCAACAGTAATATCAGACTACGGTTTCTACTTGAGTTATAATGCATATAGAGATATTGATGGTGAATGGAAACATTCAAGAACTACATCAGTTAACGCATATGTATTTAAAGGAGGTCATCATAATGCAGGATTTTCATGGTCAGTTTCTCCCAATGTTGGAACAGCTAATTTGAATCTAACTGAAATTATGAAGTTAGATAATGTAGGAAATCTAAAGGCAAATTCATTCAGTATAGCTGGAGGAACTAATGCTCAATTTTTAAAGGCTAATGGGTCAATAGATTCTAATAGCTATTTAACCGTAAATCAGACGGATGCAAAGTATATTCCATTATCTCAAAGAGGCACTGCTAATGGAGTTGCCACTTTGGATGCTTCGGTTCAGATTCCTAATGCTCAGATACCACAGAGATTGCTCAATAAGGTGATTGCTTTAGGAGGTGAAGGAAGTGTAGATACTTCCTTCACCGGATTATATGACAGAAATCAATTAACGCTAGCTGATAAAGAGCATACCGTTACAACAGTGCTTAATGGAGCTGGAAGTTTTGGAAATCCGTTAAGTACTTTCAATAGTATTATTTTCAATGCGAAGTCTGATTTTGCTATAATAAATGGTGCTGACTCTACAACAGAATTGGTTATAACCATTAATCTAAACAGCGTATTAAATAATTATAGTCGTGGTTACTGGCAAGCTTTCGTTCAATCACGCCTTCAAAATACTCAAATGTTTAGAGATATTTCAGTTGAAGTAATGGATAATAATAATGTTTGGTTTCCCGCTTTAACTGCTACTAATGTCGTTCAGATTCCAGGTTCAGGATTATATTTATTCCCTGAATCTACTTTCGGTACAGCTTCCATTAAATCTATAAGATTTAAATTATCAAACGTATTGACATTTAATGGAATAGTTTACGTTTCCAATATAGGATTTCGACACAATGCTCATAGTTTTGCACCACAGTTTCCTCATAGAGGTGAAAATAATAAGTTTTTTGGGGTCAACGATTTTAGCTTGTCACCTACAGTACCAACCGCTACAGTAGCTAATCAGGCTGTAAATTTTGGTCAAATTGTAGGGAAAGTCAATCAGTCTGATCTAAATACGCAATTGGCAAATTATGCAACTTTAAACGGTGTTCAGACTTTTACAAATACTAAAACGTTTTTGCAAAGTCCTGTAGTGCCTGATGCCACACTATTACCACATGCTGTCAACTTTGGGCAAATGTCAAATGCTATAGAAGAGAGTGAAGGCAATACTGTCGGATATGTTAGTAATAATTATGTTAATACGCCTGATGGTTTTGCAGTTTTATTGAGTGACGATACTGATTTAAATGCTAATCTTAAAACAGGTTTTTATAGAGGAAAACAATTAGTACATGCACCAGACAATAACGTTGGTTGGTGGTTTATAACTGTGGAAACTCACGATAATACTTGGGTTACACAAAAAGCTGTTTCTTTTGGAGCCGCTAATGTTGGTGGTTTAATTTATCAAAGAAATTTAAGTTGGGACGGTTGGTCAGATTGGGAACAAGTATGGACATCAAAGCAATTCAGTCAAACAAATATCAACAAATGGGATGCAGCAATTGAAAAAAACGTAGTTTTTTCTACTGATAGTACTTTAGCATTAATGATTTCAGATGGTTCCTTCAACGGTGAAGCTGGCTTAGTTGATTCTGATAATGAGGTTATTATTGCTGGTGAGGAAAATGGTTATTGGAAATTTGCTACCAATATTGGTGACACTGGTGGTATTTTAGTTGATAAGAATACAAGAAGAATGAGTTACGGTAATGTTTTACCAAGTGGTTCATATAAACATAATTTTGGTGGTACAATTTTTATCAATGATAATATTACATCTGCTGGTGGTTTTATTCATAACGATTATAACGACCCAAATAAAATTCTTACAAGTGATGGAGGCGTTATTGATATAAATTCTTTTGGCGGAACAACTGTTAAATACACTGAAGTTAATTCCGGAGATAGTTTTACTCCTTCGCCAGACTATATTCATCATAATGTGTTGGCAAGAGGTGGAATGAAGCTGCGCTTAGATACTGGTTCTGGGTCGGTAAATGGTCAAGTTATTACACTATTCCATAACACAAGCTCAATAACACAGGTTTGGAAAGATGGTGCAGTGGTTGCAACAATTTCTGGAGCTAAGACAACTAAATTCATTAAAACATCATTGGGATGGCAAATGACAGATGTTGGTACAAGTACATTTATTTAGAAAATAAAATTCCAACGGAGGAAAGGAATTAAAAAACGTCCTCCAACAATAAAAAACGTCTCACTGTATTTTTATTAGCAACAAAGCCACCGTTGGAGGACTAAAGTCTTCTTATGGTGGTTTTGTTGTTTAATACAGTGAGGCTGCAAATATAGTAAAACAATAATAAATTTTATAATTATGAAGTACAATTATGTACAATCGCCTCTACCTTTTCAGGGGCAAAAAAGACGGTTTTTAAAACCATTTAAAGAGGCTTTAAAAGAATTTCCTGCTGATGCTGTGTATGTTGATTTATTCGGAGGTTCCGGCTTATTGAGTCATACAGTAAAAGAATATTATCCGACTGCGAAAGTTGTGTATAACGATTTTGACGGTTATTCTCATCGTTTGGAAAACGTAGATAAAACAAATGCTTTGCTCTCGGATATTCGTATTATCTGTGCTAAATTTGAGACAAGAAAGGAACGTTTGCCAGATCATTTACATTCGGAAATTGTAGGTAGGATATCTAAAGAAGAAGGCTTTATTGATTGGGTCACAATTTCATCAAGTTTGTTGTTCTCTATGAATTATGTAACCAGTTTTGAGCAGCTGAAAAAGGAAAAGTTCTATAACAAAGTAAGACTATCAAATTATAGAGTTGATGGATATCTGAACGGTGTAGATAGGGTTAAACAGGATTATAGGGATTTGTTTGCTGAGTATAAGAATCATCCTAATGTAGTTTTTCTTGTTGATCCTCCTTATTTGTCAACTGATTGTAGTACTTACAGCCGCCCTGATTATTGGAAATTAGCCGATTATTTGAATGTTCTCAAGACAATTGAAGATACTTCTTATTTCTATTTTACGAGCAACAAAAGTCAGATAATAGAGCTTTGCGACTGGATGCAAACCCGTGGTTATTGTAGAAGTCCTTTCGATGGTGGTACAACCGTTACGGTGAACACTTCACTAACTTATAATGCCAGTTATGAAGATATCATGATACATCGATATAACGGGTAA